TCTCGTTTTCGAACAGGCCGGTCTTTTCGTCGAACTTCGCCAGCTTGACCAGCCTGTAGTCGCTCGGCGATTTGCTCATGATGTTGTGTTCATCGGTGAGCGCAATCTTAAAGTTGCGCTCTGCCACCTTGTCTTCCCTCTCGGTGAAGATGGTGATGTAGCCCATCACACAGTTGTCGAAGATGCCATACACGTTGTTGCTCATTTGTTTTCTCTCCAGTTTTTGATAATGTCGATGCCAATTGCGATGAGTGCGAATGCTGCGCTGTACATTGCGATGATGGTTGCTCCGATTCCTTTTGCAATCATGATGTTCACAGCCTGATTCCTCCTCTCATGGCGCCGCTGCCAAGGTTGATTGCCTTGGTCTTTCGCGCGGTTTTGTTGTAAATTTTTGCGTCTTTGGACTTTCGAACTTTACTCCTCTTTGCCATGGTTGATTTCCCTTCTGAGGATTTCCGCCTCAATGCTGTTTGCTGCTGCTTTTTTCCTGAAGGCCATGTCAAGGTAAAACTTTGCGTCTTCGTACTTTGCGGCCTGTCGGAGCAGTTTGTATGCGGAATCGATTTCTTTGTAGGTTTTCGTCAATTCCTGTATGAGTTTCGTATCGGTCTGGTCTCTTACGTTCCATGTTTTCACTTTGATTACTCCTCAGGCTTGTTGTCCTCTATTGCGTGATAAATCTTGTCCAGCATGGCTAAGATTTTGCGGATGTTGTTAAACAGCGCGTTGATTTCCTTGATAGACAGTGCAGACACCTTCTTTCTTAAGTTATTTTGTATAAATGGCATTGTATAACAGCACTTTCCGCTGTCTAACTATTTATGTTGTATCAAAAAAAACAGGGCTTGTCAAGCCCTGTTTTGAAATTATTTTTCTCTTCTGTTTAGTTCGTCTTTTGCTAGCGCGTGGATGTATTCACAACGGTAGCTTATGTCGTTACATGGGCATTTTTCGCAATCGCTGTTGCAGTGTTTGAATTTGTAGTCCATCCATCTTAAAGTTTCGGTGTCGAGGTCTTTGTACGTTGCTCTTAAGGTTTCCATAGTCTTTATCCCCTTTCTTTAATTGGATTATACCACAACTTTGCTTATTTGTCAAGAGGTTTTTGAAGCTTTTTATTTGAGGTCATGCGGTAGGCGCGGTGCGCCGTACGAAGAGCATGACGTGACTTTCCGGCTATCTGCCGAACTGCCTCTAATTGCATTTTCAACACTTTCAACACTTTCAACAGGTTTTCCACAAAATGTTGCACAAATACTTTTGTGCATATTGCTACACTTTCAACAATTCAACAAGTTATCCACAAAAGTATCAACATCAAAATTAACCAAAAAATATCGTTCCACGGATAAAAATTCATAGTATTCAACATTTTAACGCCACCTACTACTACGACTACAACAAGTAAATAATAAATAATAATAAAATCATGCGCGTGCGTGCGCAATTATGTGCGCGCGCGTGCATGTCAGTATAAGATAAAATATTCCGCCAAGTAGCTTTACTTGATAGTTACTTGGCGGAGTGACACCAAAGTGCTAGAATACACCTTTGGCTTTACTCATTTTTTTGGACATGGATGCTTCTTTGTCTTTTAGCTGTTCTGCGTATGGTTTGTCGGTTTCCGCGTTTCTCTCGATTAAGGATGCTATGGCTTTTTCCTGCCGATACTTCTTGATTCTCCATGCTTTTTCAGGGTTTTCAGTTTCCAGTTTTCGCCAGTAGTATTCCGGTATGGCTGCTCTCTTGCCGTTGGTAAGCTGTATGTATCCCTGTTGCCAGAGTCGTTCTTGATGGTTTTGAAACCATTTGTCTCCGAGTCCCGGTTTTCGGCTCATTGTGCAGAATGGTGGTATTAAACCCATTTTTTGGTAACGTTTTTTGTCGTTTCCGTACAGCTTTTTGGTTACATATCCTGCAACATAATTATATGTTTCTGGTGTTGCTTGTGCGATGTCAACTGTACCTTGTCCCCAGATTTTGACTAGTTTATCACTTGTGTAGTGACCGTGTCTTGACAGCTTATGGATTGGCTTTAAGTCGTCTGGATGCCACCCATACAGTATCATGTGGTAATGTGGTCTTGCTGTGTTGTCTCCGTACTCACCCGCTAAAAAGTATCTTAGAGGTTCTTTGACGGTCTTTCTGAGCCTTTTAATGAAGAGCTGGGTATCCTCCACGCTCAGCGTTTGCGCTGTTCTTGGATGCTCTGCGGTGCCTTTCCAGACGTTTATGCCGCCCTTGTAGATTTCGCCTGTTGCTGTGTCTTGTGTCGGTACATGGTCATCGTCATAAGTCAGCGTGATAAACCAGATGTTTTCTTTGTTTTGGCCGTATGCTTCTAGCTCCATCCGCGTTGCCCAGTCTTTGCGTTTGCGTAGTCTGCACCCGGTACATTGTCCACACGGTATCAACATTACATCTTTGCGGTACATTAAATTTTCGTACGTCATTTTGGTCTTGTGTATCTCGTTAAAAGAGGCGAGTGAGTACACTCGCCCACTCGCCTCTCTGTCATGAGGTACATAAAACCGGATTAACGGTTTGTTACACCCCATTTTTTACCTCCAAAAGTTTCCGGTTGTTCCCATGCCGATTGTTTGTCTGCGGCCTCTTTCGAGGTTTCCTGCGGCTTCTCTTCTTACTTTGTCTTGGACAGGTAGGGCTGCAAGTTTTTCTTTCAGATTGATTGCTCCGTCTACTGCCGTTTCGGCAATTTGTTCCATGTCTCCTCTGAGTCTGACAGGGTTTGTGCTGCTCGACATGATTGCTTGCTGGATGCTCTGCGCTGCGTTTTCTGCATGACTCCATGCTTCGCTGTGACTGCTCCAACTGCCGTCTTGTTTGATGCCCGGCAATGCTGTCGCTCCTAGTGCGCTGCTGGATGCCATGCCCATGCTTGCACTGCCGATTGTTCCTTGTGCTCCGCTCGGAGTGCTTGCTCCACCTTGTGTGTATGCCAAGATAGGGTTGATGCCAGCTTTTTTCATGTCTTCAACTGCTCTTTGGTAAGACGTGTTACTCATTTGCTCTTGCCATGCTCTGTTCTTTGCGGCTTCTGCCGAGTTGTACGACATTGCGGTTTGCTGCTCGATGTGATTGTATACGCCTTGCTGGATTGCCGACAAGGTATTATAGCCCATCTGCATAAGCATGGAGTTGCGATTGTATTTTTGCTGTCCGGCCATGCTGCCTTGACTTAACTGGTTTGCAAGTGCTGCGATGCTCTTGTTTACAGCGTCGTTTGTGCCGCCGTTGCTTGTGCTTCCGCTGTCGCTTGTGCCTTGAGACCAACTAGAGCCGCTGCTTTGACTGTTAGATTGTCCTTGCTGTCCGTAGCTTCCGCTCGTGCCAAAGAGTTTGTTTGCTGCTGCTCCTGCAATGCTCGGTATTGCCATTTTGAGCAGAGGTAAGCCTATTGTTGTTAAGAGCCCCATAAAAATAGCCCGGGGTTTTGCCCCGGGCTTTCCCCCTTTCATGTTTAGTGATGGTCGACGAGTCCCGGAATGCTGTACATAGGCATAGGTCTGACGCTGGTGTTGTCAATGATAGTGTCCATGATGAACTGAGGTTCATTATCCACTGCCAGAGTCCGCTGAATTTCGGAGTCTCCTTCCTTCATCCATGCTTGGCTAAGGCTCGGCGTGGTCGTGTAGTTGTCGCCGTAGTGCCAACTGTCCAGTGTCCCCGTTGCATTGCTTCTGAATTTGCCGCTGATTCTGTTGGGTTTCATGCGGTATTCTGCCCACGCCTCTTGGTAGCCAAATGCCTGTTCATCGGTGCTCGTACCAGTGAGATACAGTTCTTTTTTGAGAACGGCCTGTTCGCCTAGGTTTGCGAAGACAGGGTAATAGAAATCCAGATTGGTTTTTCGGCTCCACATCCGTTCGAGTCCCTGCTGATAGGTGTGGTCATGCCGGATGCAGCACACCCCGATAACATAGCCGTGTTCCTCGAAACTCTTGGTGAACATACTGCCGTTGTACGGCGTAACGCTCATTGCTGCTGTGTTGCCCTGCGGACTCTCTGTAGTCGTGCCGCTGGTCTGGATGACCTGACTTATGTTGATGGTGATGCGCGTGCCGCCCAGATACTCAGGAATTTGTACTGTTTTGTCGCTGATTTTGGTGTGAAACAGCGAGTAAATCATTTCACGGTAGCGGCTGCCGCCCCGCGCCAGCTCTTCGTAGTATTTCTGCACCTGAAATGCCTGTCGCAGCTGGTTGATTGTCGTTGCTGTCACGCTTCCCATATCCGCTGCCAGTACTCCCGGATTTGCTAGGTTTTCATACAGAATGTAGTTACCATACATTTCCGGACTCCTGAGGTTGTCGCCCAGTGTCGGTTCTTTGATTATGCTTCCGTACTTTTCTGTCGGTTCGTTCGGGTGTGCTGCGTCGTATTTGTATACGGCGACTTTTGCGCTCCCCGTCAGCGGAATTGTAACCGATTCTCTCGTTTTCTGCGGGGAAGGAAGTGCGCTGGTGAAATAGTCGTGGTACTTGTTGACCGGAAGAGGTCTGCCGCCTGTGTATGCATTCTGGAGAATATACTCCAAGTCCGGCGTTGCTGCGTCCATGCCCTTGGTTTCGTCGTCCGTATAGTTTACGGTGGCGTCTTTGTCGCTGTTGATGGCCGGATTGTCCACGTTTTGGTCTCTGAACCATTCCTGCCATATCATAGCATAGGCTCTCATGGGCAGCGCGTTGACGCTGAACGCCGTGTCTTCTCCCTTGCTTACTTTGGTCGGAATGCCCATGTAGTCAAGGATGCTGCCCTCATAAGGTGCCGGTTTTTCTGCCGTGCCGGTTATTTTGACCTGCGGAATGGTGTACTCCTGAATCTGTGCCCACGGCCCCGTATCGTTTTCGCCCATGAATCGCTTGAAGTTTTTCCAGAGGATTCTGCAAGGGACATTAAAATAATAAATGTCCATGTGACAGTTATCCATAACCGGGAAAATAGGCGTTGTCATGCGGATAATTGCCGCTTGGTCAATGCTGAAAGTGTCTCCCGGCAGAACTTCGTCTACATAGAACGGGATAAGCTGTCCTGCGTTCAGCGTTAACTTGACGTCTTGCCGCCGTTTAAAGCGGCTTCGCGTGATGTCCAAGCGTGGCACTTGGTTGAATCCTGCGTCTTTGTTTCTGTTCACTCTTTGGCCTCCGTTGCTTCTGCTGCTTCGGTTGCTTTGGTTTCGGTTTGCTTTTCCTGATAGATGCCCAGATTTTTGGCCCATTCTACCGTGCCGAACGATGCAATAAATTTATCGACATCGTTATCAAACTTGAGCTTGATGTCTTTCGGCACCTCGTCCCAGATTTGTTCTGCTCGCATCATGATGTTCTGGAGTTCGGCCAGATTCTGCGGTGCTTCGGTAAAGTCTTGGATGCCGTCCCCGATGTCCGGCTTGATACGCGCTGCAATGTCTGGGTCGATGCTTGCTCTTCGGATGATGTTTTCCAACTTGGTTTCTTCCAAGTATGAGTCGATTTCTGCCTGCTGGTCAATGGTCTGGTCGAGTCTCAGTACCTTTTCGCCTTTTTCATTGAGCTCCCAGAGGTACGTTCGCCTTACGGTTTCTCCGGCCTCGGTCGGCTTTGCTGTGGCGGTCTGCCGCCAGTTACTTACTGAGCGAAATGCCATCGAAGATGTTCTCCTTCTCGTTTTCGAACAGGCC